GTATGACGTATTCTCAGTGGCAGATACAGTAAGCAAGACTAATGGTGGTAGCTTTGATAGTGCAGTTACTATGAGTGGTGGTTTAAGGGTTGCTGATGGTGGTAATATAGGTAGTGCTAGTGATACAGATGCAATAGCTATATCAAGTGGTGGTGTTGTTACATTTAGTCAAAATACTGTTGGTGCAGGAGGTATGGATTTACTTTTAGATGCAACCATATCAGGTGCAGTTTCTGAATATGATATTTCATCTACTTATATAAATAGCACTTATGATAGCTATTATTTAGAAAATTCTCTTTTACCTGCAACTGATAGTGTTTATCCTTATTTGCGAGTGTTTGTAGGTGGTAGTGTTGTTACAACTGGTATATATGGATATGAAGCACAAGCAGTAGGTGGAGCTACTACGATTGGTTCTAATGCCACTAGCACTTTTGCTCTTGCTCATCAGCAAGTTGGCAATGCAGATGGTGAGGGGTATTCTTCAGTTATATGGATAAGAAATGTTAATAGCACTACAAGACCTTGTTCTATAAGTGGATTTACTGAATCTGGTTCAACTGCAGGTACTCCGGGTTCTTCAATATTTGGTGGTTCATTGATTCCTGCTAATCGTGCTGATGTTGTAAATGGTTTTAGGCTTTGGTTTTCTAGTGGAAACATTGCAAGTGGCACAGTTAAACTTTATGGATTGAGGTAATAATATGGCGAATGGAAACAAAATGGTTAATGGTCAATTAGTTGAAATGACTGATGAAGAACAAGCAGAGTTTGATGCTAGAAATACTGCTTGGGCAAATGGACAAGCTGATAGGGATTTAGCAGAACTAAGAGAACAAAGAAATATTCTTTTAGCTGAAACAGATTATATGGCTCTTTCAGATGTTACTATGAGTGATGCTTGGGCAACATATAGGCAGTCACTAAGGGATATAACTGATAATTATCAATCAATGAATGATGATGGTTTTGCATTTCCAACAAAGCCAGAATAGGAGTAGAGAATGTCAGAAATAAAAGTAAATAGTGTTGTAAACTCTACTGGAGATAATGACAGTGGATTAGATTTATCTATGAATGACAAAATAGGAATAAAAATAGCTAATGCAGAAGTAGCAACTGTTGATACAACTGGAGTTGTTTTTAATGATGCTTCAGCAGATAGAGATTTTAGGGTTGAATCAAACAATCAAGCTAATATGTTATTCGTTGATGGTGGTAACGATACAGTTTCTTTTCAACCAAACAGTGGAACTTTAACTATTAAAGCAGGAAGTGGTGATGCAACAAATAATGTAAGATTAGAAGCAGGTGGCACTACTTCAACTTATTTGGAATCTAGAGGATATTTAGGGCATCAATTTTATGTTGATACAACGGAAATTGCGAGAATGGACAGCAATGGTATGTTGCTGGGTACTAGTTCAACAACAATAGATACAAGTAATTTTGGAATTCTTTTAGCTAATAGTCCAAAAGGTCAAATCAAACATGCAAGAGACGCAACTGCAAGTCAATATATTTATAGAGGTTTCGGCAATGCAGGAAATTTTAATATTCAAGGTGATGGTGATGCTACAAATACCAATAATAGATATACTGGCATATCAGATAGAAAATTAAAAGAAAATGAAAAACCTGCAAACTCACAATGGGAGGACATAAAAGCTCTTCAAATCAAAAACTATAATTTTAAAGAATATCCAAATAGAAAACATATAGGAGTTATTGCTCAAGACTTAGAAGAATCTGGAATGAGCAGTTTAGTTAAAGAAGATGAAGATGGAATAAAAAGTGTTGCATATTCCATTTTATATATAAAAGCAATGAAAGCACTACAAGAAGCTATGACAAGAATAGAAACACTTGAAGCAAAAGTTACAGCACTGGAGAATGCAGAATGAGTACATTAACAGTAGGAACGATTTCAGAGAAAGTTACAGATGCAGGGGTAGCAGTTGATGGTGTAACTCTAAAAGATGGTGGTGCAACATTTACAAGTGCTGTAGGTGTAACTGGCAATACTACTATTACAAGTGGTAACTTAGTTATTGGAACTAATGGTAATGGTATTGATTTTAGTGCGACAACTGATAGTGGTGGTATGAGTAATGAACTTCTTGACGATTATGAGGAGGGAAGTTGGACACCTGATGTTGGTGGAAATGCTACTTATACAACACAACTTGGTAGATATACAAAAATTGGAAATCATGTATTGGCACAGTTTGACATGACAATTAGTGTTTTAGGAACTGGCTCAAGTGCTCAAATTAATGGATTCCCTTTTGCACAAGAAAATATAATGGTAGCGAGTGGAAGTGTAGCTTTCTTTTCTGGCATTGCATCAAATGTTTATTATTTGTCCTTTTATGTAATAAACAATTCAACAAGTGCTTTTATGACAGGTATAACTTCAGCAGGTGGAACAATATCAAATACTTTAGCAACATTTCAAAATGGTGCTAGAGTGAATGGAATGGTTTCCTATAGAACTGGTTAATATTAAGGAGATAAAAATGGCTTTAACAGAAGAAACAATACAAGACAAAATAGAAATCGTAGGTGAGTTTAAGCACGTTCAAGTAAGAACAGCCACAGTCATCAAAAGAGATGGCACAGAGATAAGCAGAAGCTTTTCAAGGCACGTTGTAGCACCAAACATAAGTGCAGATGACTTAGCAAATGAAAGTACAGAAGTACAAGCAATATGCAATGCAGTTCATACAGATGCAATAAAAACTGCTTATGCAACACATTTAGCTAGTCAAGAACCAAGTTAAGGAAGAAAACTTATGAATGTTTAAATGTTTTGTAATGATTTGTAGTTTGGTAAATCCAAATAATTGTATGCAATTAGAAGATATACAAGACATTTACAAAACAGAAGAACAATGTGTAGAAAGAGCAATAGAGATAGGTTTACAAGTTCCTTATTACTATCCAAATTATAGGGCAAAAAAATATCGATGTAAGCAACTTGCGAAAGGGCAGTTAACATGAATAAAACACCAATTGACATAACTGCTTCAACAACTGCAGGTGCATCTTTATTTGGTTTTCTACCTGAGTTAGCTGCATTGATTGGGTCTATATTATCTATTATTTGGTTTTGTATTCGTATTTATGAAACTGAAACTTTTAAAAAAATATTAGGAAAATAATGGAGTTTTATTATAGATCCAGTAACCATTTCAATTGCAGTAGGTGTAGCATCAAAAGCATTTAATGCAATCAAACAAGGATTTGCGATTGGTCGAGATATTGAGCAAATGTCAGGCGATTTATCTAGATGGATGAGTGCAGTATCAGATATCGACAATGCAGAAAAACAAGCAAAAAATCCACCATTACTAAAAAAACTATTTGATAAAGGTTCTATTGAACAAGCAGCAATTCAAGCATTTACTGCAAAGAAAAAACTTGAAGAGCAAAGATATCAATTAAAGGTTTATCTCAACATGACTTTCGGACCGGGTGCATATAATGAACTTTTGGCAATGGAGGGTCGTATAAGAAAACAAAGACAAGAAGCTATTTATAAACAACAAAAGATGCGCCAACAAATATTTGATATTATTGGTTGGAGTGTTGTAGCAATATTAATTTTTGGTTTTATTGGATTGATAGCTATGATTTGGGCAGATAAAGCAAATGGTGTAGAAAAATATAATATTAAAAATTCGATTATTTATAGAGAATTTGATGAATAAATATGTTGTTTTATTGCCATTAACACTATCAATGTTATGTGTTCCACATGTTTCACATACTGATGGTAAAATGTATAATGCACCAAAAGATTACACTTATAAGCAAAAGGTTTGGCAAGGCAAAGTTAAAGAAAAAAAATATACAACATGTCGATTAAAGAAAAGAATTAAATCACAAATAACTGGACAACAAGCATGTATTTATCAGGGTGGCAATAATACTTATGAACTAATGTTTGAAAAATTCTGCCCAAAGAAATTTCGTTGTTTGTATAATCCGGGTCAAAAAGAACCAAATATAGATGATGTTATGGAGAGTTTAAGAAGTGTCGGAAAATCAAACTAAAAAAATATTATCAGCTAATGTTGGCGAAAATTCATTTGAATTAATACTTAGAATATTAGGTAATGAATTTGTAGCAATAAAAATAGGATCAACAAACTTTAGTGGTAAGTTAATTGCAGGTGGCATTTTGCTTTTATTTTTCACATTTATAATTATGGAGTTATTTGGTATAAATCAATTAATAGGAATACCACAAGTTTAATGGAAGTTGCTGAAACGACAAAAGGATTAATTGGTGAATATATTTGTGCTAGTGCTTTATTAGAATTAGGTTGGAAAGTAAGTTTGGCGCAACAAGATAGTGTAGATTTATTAGCTTGGAACAAAAGCGAGTTTTTAAGAGTACAAGTTAAATCATCAACATTGAGATTAGAAAAAGAAAGAATAAATCCTATTTATCATTTTAATAATGGTAGTGGTCGAAAAAAGTATATTAAAGGTGTAGATAGTTATGATATATTGGCACATGTTGGGATCAATCATCGCAGATGCATATTTAATGCAACCGAGCAAATACAAACAACGTCAAAAAGGTATAGAAGAGAATATTTTGACAAAAATGATATTGAATATTTTTCATTTGAAAAAGCATTGCAAATTGTTAGGCAAAGGAGAAAAGCAGCATGAGATGGGAAAACTATCCTAATTTTTCAGAAAAAGAGTTTGCTTGTACTTTTACAGGTAGATGTTTTATGAATGAATATTTTATGGAAAAGCTACAAGAATTAAGAACTGCTTATGGTAAACCATTAATCATTACTAGTGGTTTTCGTGATCCAAAGCATCCAGTAGAAGCAGCTAAGAAAAACCCGGGTATTCATACTAGAGGTGAAGCATGTGATATTGCTTGTAGTGGACAAGAAGCATATGAAATAATAAAATTAGCCATTAACATCGGTTTTACAGGCATAGGAGTTAAACAAAAGGCATCAGGTAGGTTTATTCATCTAGATACCTTTAACCAATCTCCTAGACCAAATATTTGGAGTTATTGATATGATACAAGCATTATTACCATTACTACAACCAGCTATGGGCAAAGTATTAGATTTGATACCTGATCCAAAAGCTAAAGAAAAAGCAAGAAAAGAAATGGAAGCTGAAGTGCAAAAAGCAGAGGGTTCATTTAGAGATTTTGTTGTTGCTTATGAGGGTCGTGGAGATCAGGTTCATCCAATAATACAAATATTAAGAGGATCAGTAAGACCAGTTTTAACATATGTTTTAGCTGGTGCTTTTGTTTATGGATTTTTAACTAGGAATGTTGAACAAGATACAATGGAAATGTTATGGCAGCTTAACCTATTAAGTATGGGATTTTGGTATGGTGAAAGAGCAGCTAAGAATTTAGGATTGAATTTTAGTAAAAAAAAGGAGTGACAAATGCCTTTAAGTTTTAGAATTTTTACGTTTTTTAATAATATTAGTAATTATTTTTATAGAAAATATTTAAATGAATTAACAGAAAGAAGAAAGCAATATGACAAATTGGGAAAATCTTATAAGCGAGTGGGATAAAGAAAACGAAAAAAAAGAAGAAGTTAAAGATGGTGTTGGTGCTGAATTGTTAGAACCATTGAAACATTGCAAACCAAGATGTCCTAGATGTCAGGGTACTTTACAAACTGTTAATGTAAATGGACATGAACAATGTGTTTTATGCCATTCAGTTATTGATGATTGTTGTCAAGGTGCGCCACTATAAAAGATTTATCGTTTAATATATACACGATCATCTTTATCTTTTAATGCTCTAGGATCATCTTCAAACATTGTGCCATCACCTAATTCGGTTTCGTGATCTGGTTTAAAGCTGAAACTTCTCTGAACTTTTCTTATGTTTGGATCGGCTGGTGCTTCAGAAAAATCAATATTATTTATTTTCTTTATTTTTTTGGGCATTGTTTATTATCTCTAATCGTTCATCAAAACAACTTAAATGTAATACATCACCTCTAGCATCACAAACAAATATTTGATTAGCTACATCAATATTCATTTCACAAAAAACACATTTCTCATAACGACTACTTTTTATCCCAGAGATATTGCTCGTTTGTTTTGTTTTTCTTCTTTTCCTCAACACACTCACTCAAGGTTGCTGCATAACCTGCAAGATCTATTATACTATCCTGATGGTCAGGTGTTTCAATTAATCTTGAAACTTTTAACCCAACCATCATTAAAGCGACTTGTTCTGGTAAAATTTTTATGCCTAAAATAATAGACCATATTTCAGCTATACGTTTATGGTTTTCATATATATTTCCATAATGCTGTCCTCGACTATTAAGAACAGCTTTACATGCATCTAACAATTCATTTTTATTCATTAAAATGGTATCTCATCATCGATTACATCGTTTTTTGGTGCTTCACTTGCATTCTTAGCTGATGCGCCAAAAGCTAAACTTTGTACATTTAAAGATAAAGAAGTTTTAGTTAGACCATCTTTTGCTTCATATTCTCTTGTGGATAACTCACCTGATAGAAACACTTGTTGTCCTTTTTTCAAACTGTCGTTAAGTGCTTCACCTCTTCTTCCCCAAATAGAACAATCCAACCATAATGTTTTCTGATTGTCACCATAACCAACATTAGAACCGACAGAAAAGTTACATACCTTTTTATCGCCTACGTCACGAAGTTCAGCATCTCTTGCTAACCTTGCATCAAAAACACAATTATTCATTTTTATTTATCTCCTCTTTTCTTTTTGTAAATAGTTCTAATTCTTTATCCGAAGTATGTTTACCTTTTGCAGAATAATTTGCAACCCAATATGCATTCACTTCTTTTACAGTTTTACATTTAGCTAATTCAGCTTCTAAATCGAGTTTAGGGGGATCACTAACTTGGGAGGAGCTGCTAGTGATCCCAGAGGTCGCAGAACTATGAGAAGCAAGGGGAGGTATCCCACGACCTCTAAGTGAACTGTTCCCATCATCATCGTTTGACCTTAATCCAAACATAGTCATTAGAGCATATCTCCTAAGATACGACAAGCATGATCCATAAGATTGATAAGTTTCTTTTTCAGTTTTTAATTCCATAACACTTTCAAAAAATTCACCACTTTCTAAATGCATAACTGTAGTAACTAAATGATCGGTTGTTATGTGTTGTGTAAAATCTAATCCATATTCATTAATGCTATCTAAGGCATCAAGAACATCATTTAGAGTATTATATTCAAATATAGTTCCATTCTTTTTAAAAGCTGGGTTTTTACCTGATTTCTTAGCTTTTACTTCTTTTCTAAATCGACCAATTGCTCGAATTAGAAATTTCTTTTTATTCTCTTGATTTTTAAAAATATTTTCTTCATCAACTAGAACTGCCATAATTCCCTCGCTTTCTGTAAATATTCATCTTCTAGTTTCCATTGATATGGATGATCCCACTCAGGATCAACTATTGAAGCTAATACTTTTGGATCATCACTTAACTTCAATAAATTTTGTCTTACTAATGCTTTTTGTCGCATTTCTTCAACACACTTAGCTAAGTTTTCAGCTTTTAATTCTTCACAATTAAATGGTGTAAATAATACTGCTTCAGCTTCATTTATGTAACATATGGATGGAGTTATCTTTAATGCTTTCTGATATATAGCCAATTGCATTATATGATTTTTATCAGGTACTTTTGGAAGTGTACCTTTTGACCAACCTTGTGATCCATCTTTTAATAGCTTAGTTTTTCTAGGTGCTTTTGTTTTCATTTCACAAAATATTGTTTTTGGCACAACTAAATCAACATATCCAATAACATCTACGTTAATACCATCTAATCTAGTGGTTATTTTTTCTTCTGGAAGTGCTGCAAAAAAACCATTCTCTAATAATGTATCAACACCATTTTGGATCATTTGTGGAATGATGCCACGAAACTTTATACGTTTAGCATTATCCTCGTTTGCATCGTGCATATCAAATTCTATTTGCGCTTCTCTAGCTGCATCATATGTTGGTATGCCACATAAAACATTTTGAATTGCACTATGAACTGCTGAACCAAGTGCAGCATTTTCACCAACAACAATGTTTCTTCTTTCTTTACCTAAATGTAAATATTTAAATATCCAACTAGGTGTAGAAGTTAATAATTGCGATGGACTAAGGTGATCTAGATCAACACTTAACCATTCTAAACCTGTATCATTTTCACTACTCATAATTAAGATACTAATGCCTATTTTTATAAAATCAATAAAATAATTTACAAAAAAGATATTTTTATGTTTGACATATATAACCATATCGGTAATAATCTAGGTATTAACAAGCAAGGAGAAGCAAATGAACATTACAATTTTAGAAAGCAGAGTTATTAGATTTATGGGTAATCATGCAGTTGATACTATAAATTCAGATAAACTAGAAGATTTAATTTCTGATAATATGTCAGGTATATTTTTCAGAGGTTTTAAAAAACTTATATCAGATCAAAAAAGAACAAAGGGTGTTTTAGCAAGTCTTGTAAAAAAAGGTTTAGTTTTTAGAGATGATGATGGTTTTGAACCTTACTTTGTACTTACAGATTTGGGTTTAAAAACTTTTAGTTACTTAAATAGCTATACAATTAATTCAAGGGAAATGGAGTGTGCTTAATGCACATTCCTTTTTTTATGGGAGAAAAAACTATGATTAAATTTTTAAAAAACTTTGGTGTTTATCTTATAGAGTTTGCATTTCTAGTTATGTTATTTGGATTTGCAGTATTTTTATTAGTTATATTTGGATAGGGAGAAGTTTATGAAACTTAAAGATTGGTTGTCAGAAAACCATATATCCCAAAAACAATTTGCTGATGCTTTATGTGTCAGCAATGTAACTGTTAATAGATGGATTAATGGTCAAAGAACTCCATCTGTTGATATGATTGTTAAGATCGAAGATATAAGTAAATCAGAAGTTGGATTAAGGGATTGGTTAAATGGGTAAAATGCAAAGAGATAAGGGAGCAAGGTTTGAGAGGGAGATTGTGAACAAATTAGAGTTTCACGATATTAAAGCAAAGCGAGTTCCTTTATCTGGCGCATCGTGGCTAAAAGGTGACATAATCGCTAATCTAAATAATGAAGATTATGTTTTTGAATTAAAGAAAAGAGGTAATGGATTTAAACAAATCTATGAATGGATAGATGAACCTGATGCATTGATTATTTGTGCTGATAGGAAAAAACCTCTTGTGATTATGGAATTCGATAATTTTTGTGATTTGTATAACAATAAGGATAAATCCTAATGGAAGTTATGCCAATTAAATATCACGAATGTGAAGAGTGGTTGTTAAAAATACATTATGCAAAAAGATTACCATCAATAACTTATTCTTTTGGTTTGTATGAGGAAAAGAAATTAGAGGGAATAATAACGTATGGATCACCACCATCACCATCATTATGTATTGGTATTTGTGGAGAAGAATATAAAGATATTGTTTTAGAATTAAATAGATTGTGTTTATTGAATAATAAAAAAAATCATGCATCTTTTTTAGTTGGTAATTCATTAAAGTTATTACCAAAACCAACAATAGTTGTTTCATATGCTGATACATCAATGAACCATAATGGATATATTTATCAGGCTACAAACTTTATTTATACTGGTTTATCAGACAAAAGAACTGAATGGAGAATGATTGGATCAAATCAACATTCTAAAACAATTGTAGAACTTTATTCTTTAGAAGAAAGACAATCTAACAAAGATAAATTTCATATGATTAATAGACCACAAAAACATAGATATATTTATTTTTTAGGAAACAAAAAGCAAAAAAAAGAAATGCTTACTAATTTAAATTATAATATTGAACCTTATCCAAAAGGTGAGAATAGAAATTATAAAGTTGGACATAAACCAAATGTGCAAGGAATATTATTTTGACAAGAAATATTTATGAAACTAATCAAGATTTAATGCGAGAAGAAGCAGTTATAAATGAGTTTTGTGAGATGCATAAGTTGCAAAAACAAAAGCTACCATTTACACAAAAAATTGATTTTGCTTGTTCTAAGAAAAATAAAATTGTTGTTTTTGTAGAAGTAAAGTGTCGTGTTTTTAATATGGCTAAATATGAAACAATGTTTATAAATTTGGACAAAGTACAAGCTGCAAGACAATTAACTAATCTTACTGGTGTTAAAACAATGCTTTTAGTTTGTTGGTCGGATGTTATGGGATATATAGATTTTGAAAGTGATTTTGAAGTTCAGCTAGGTGGCAGAACTGATAGAAAAGATGTTTTAGATTTTGGTGTTGTTGCACATTTCCCTATAGATAAATTCAAGATTATTGGAACATCACCAATTATTGGGAGAAATGTATGATTGATATTA